TGCCGGCCGCAGGCACCGCTCCTGCATCTGGGCGATCATGTCGTAGTAGTTCCGCAGGTCCGCTTCGCCGGTGCTGTTCATCCCTTGAGGCGATCTCCCGAACAGCTTCGTCGCCGGGATCTCCGCAGCCCCCGCCATGTCCATCATGAAGGCTTCATACACATCGGATAACCCGGAAAATGAATACGAATGCGTCTCCAGTGAATCCTCCGCGCTCATCAGCTGAATTCCGTAGGATGTCCGCAGCCGGTTCTCGTTGGATAAGGTTTCCATAACCTTTGACTGCAGATTGTCGGATCCGTAAGCCAGGTGTTCTCCCAGGTCTCCCATCTTCAGCGTCGTGATGTTTGCCTGGAAAATCAGCTGCGCGATATTCGCGCTTGTGGCAGATCTTTTCTGCAATTCATCCCAGATATGTTCCAGCTCGCTGGCACCCCAGTAGTTTTCCGCCACAGTTTCCATATAAGGCAATTCCCGCCCCACAAACCGCAGCACCCGGCTGTGATGAATCTTCACTGACTGATACACCGGCGCATGATAAGATGTGGAATCTCGGGCATACTCAAGCGGTTTCACTGTTGAGGAATCTGTCCCGTTCCATACCATGGCGCCCGCCCCAGTGTCATCTCGAGCCCCACATGTCATCTCGAGCGGAGCGCAGCGCAGTCGAGAGATCTCCCCCGCCGCAGCGGTTGATTCCGAATTCTGAATGTTGGACTCTGAATAACCTCCCGTTTCCAATTCAACAGTGTAGTACATCGGCAGCCCGAAATCCGGATCATCCAGATCCGTCACCAGTTCCTGCGACGGCTCAATCCCCTGGGCCCGGTCCAGCACCAGCAGCCCCTGGAAGCAGTTCGGCAGCAGCAGATCGTAGTCAATCGGCTGGTCCAGCCGGTTTTCCTCCCCGCGCAGTACGATCAGCGCAATGGATCCGCCGTACAGTCTGGCCCACCGGATCGCGTTGGCGATCTCCTGCTTCACGCTGTGCCGCGCTTCCAGCCTGTGCAGGTCGCGGACCGCCGCTTCCGGCAGGGACGTGCTCAGCTTGTACCAGGCCCGTGTCATATCCTCGCACGGCATATCGATGATCCGCTTTGCGATCCAGTTCTCCCGGTAGGTCACCGTCAACAGCTCCGTCTGGGAGGTCAGCCCCGACCGCCGGAATGTCCCGGAGGAAAGTAAAATCGAATCCTCTCCCAGAAAAGCCGCCGCGTTAGAATACCCGTCCAAAGCCGAAAGAATCGCCGCCACCGCCTCCGGCTTCGTAGGACCATTATGCTTTTTTTCAGTCCGCTGCACCGGCTGCGCCTGCTTTCGATATCGTCTCTTTTTCCGTGACATAAAAAGATAACCTCCAAAGTAAAAAAGTATTCACCGAAGGTCCAGGGGTTTCGCACGCCCGGAAAACGAGCCGGTGCGCTCGTTTTCAGTAAGCATAGGCTCCAGTGGAGCCTATGTTGGAGGCGGCAGCCCTGGGCACTCGGAAAGCCCTGGTCGCGTCCGCAGACGCGAAATCCCCTAATGATACCCATGCTCCAGGATTCTGCAGACGCAGGCCGCAGAATCCGCCGCATCATCGTGCTCCGCGTTCTCCGTATAATCCAGGATCTGGTCGATATACTCCGGATCCGTCCCTTCCAGGAATACGATCTTCGGCCACCATTTCTTCAGGAACGTCACGATCTTGATGAACTTGTTCATATGCTCGGTATAGCACGCGGCATACGCTCCCCTGCGGAAGAACTCCTTCTTCAGGAACCCCTTGTCCCCGTTGTCTTCGCATTTGATCGGCTCGCACATCAGCCGCCGGCTCTCTTCAATAATCTGGTCCATCACCTTGTCGACCGGCTTGTGCCACAGTTTCCCGTACAGGTACATCACATCGTGATCCCAGTCCCGCCGCCCGCAGGTAAAAGCGGTATAGTCATTCCCGCCGTAGGCCGCGTCCACATGCGCCACGCCGTCCCGCAGCTTCGACGCATCATCCGTGAACTTCGGCGCCGTCTCGAAGATCACTTCCGAGGAGGCGATATGCTTCAGTTCATAGTTCGCCGCGAACAGCGATGGCGCCATGCTCTGCCGCAGTTCCTCGATCTTCTCCTTCGACAAAAGCCCCGTCATATAGCAGTCGAACTTCTGAATGTTCGGCATCTTACTGAAAACGTCGTCCTTGTGCCACGGCGTCCCCAGGTTGATGATCCGCCCGCCCCGGTTCCGGATGTTCTGAAGCTCGTCATACTGCCGCTTTGTCCGCTCCCGCTCCGCCCGCGATTCGCGGTCGTCCTTGTTGCAGATATCGTCGGTAATCACATACCAGGCATGCTTCCCGGTGATGGAGCTTTTGATTCCCAGCCCCAGCAGCTGCGGCGCGCCCATGGGTGATGTCCACAGGTTCGTCGACAGATGCGTCTGCGATTCCGTCACGATCTGTAATTCAACCCCGTTGTACATCAGCCTCGCCGCATCCCGGATTACCTCGCTCTTCAGGATCTTCGAAACCATCCCCAGCATCTCTGATACGTCGTTGTCCGTTTTCCGCAGGAAGATAATATTCTGCTTTGGGTGATAGACCAGCAGCAGCGCGATCGCCACCGCCAGGCAGGAACTCTTGTAGCTTCCCCGGTGCGCCTGCAGCGTATAGTCTCCTTCTCCCCTGACCATCTGCCGGATCCATTTCCCGTGCAGATCGGCCGTCAGATCCTTGAACCCGACCTGCCATCCCAGTTCCTCCGGCGCCTGCAGGATCTGCGCCATCACCTTATCACGGGGAGATAATTCCGTCTTTTTCTCATTCATGTTGTTCTATTCTATTCTCACATGCCCAAATATCGCCTCCAGCCTCTCCTGCGCCGCCTCCACATTCTGCTGCGCATTGGTCAGCTTGATGGAGGTCTCCGGCTTCCCGTAGGTCCTCTCCAGGATAATCTCCATGATCCGGACCTTGACCATCGGCGAAGTATTCGGATTCCTCAGCAAATTGGCCATTTGCTCGGCAACCTCCGGCGCCAGGCTCCGGATCTCATCCAGTGAATCCATTCTCTCATTCACCTCCACTCTTCACTCTTCACTCTCCACTCTCCACTCTTCACTCTTCACTCTGAAATAAAACCCCCGGGGCTCTTTCTCCGGGCCCTGGGGCTGTCCCTTATTTTTTCTTGCTGATTATACTATATCATAGATGTATCGTTATAATCTGCTGGAAAATACTGTAATCAGCTATACTGCAAGCCGTCCCTGCTCCGCAAGGATTTCCTCCACCTTCTGTAATGCTTTCTCGTGCATCTTGTATACATTGCTTTCCGTATAATACATCTGTTCCGCGATTTCCGGCCATCTCTTATAGCACAGGTATCTCAGTTCCAGCAGCACCTGCAGATTCAGGTTGTCCACCCTGTCAATCACCCCGGTAATCTCCCGTTTCAGATCCACCAGCCGGTCGATTTCCCGGTCGATCTCCTTTTCCATATCGACAATCTTGATAACCGCGTCCTCCATAAAACTGTCATTTGAACTGCTGCTGACGGGATTTTTCCGGATGGTTGCCGTGCTTTTTGTGGCCAGACATCTGAGTGCTTCCTTCTGTTCCAGCTTGCTGTTGATCCGCTGATCCAGCCTGTACGCCTGTTCCAGGTATTCTTTTGCTGTCATTCTGCAACCTCCTTCTGCAGTCGTTTCAGAATCTGTTCCCCGTCCACGTTGGTCATCTGCATAAACCAGTCGGAAAGGAAAAATGTCTCGATCTCCCGGATAGTCATTTCCGCCTTCTTCCGTCTGATTTTCTGCCATTCCTTTTTTGCCTTCCTGTAATCGTCTACGGCCTGCAGGATGATTCTGTTGGAAAAGTCTTCCCAGTTTTCATATTCCAGCCCTCTTTTCTTTCCCAAATAGGAGCCGGTAATCAGGAATCCTCCGTTTTCTCTTCCCTCATAAATATTTTCATCCCGCCCCCTGCTTTCCCTCATTACATTGGCGATGGCAATGCAGGCCGTCGGATCCGAATAATATTCACTGTTGCGAAAGTCTTTATTGAGGATCATGCGGCTGTCACCCCTTTCATCTGCGCTCTGACCGCATTGATCAGCGATTCCTGTGACCGGTCCTTTCGTTCCAGCGCCGCCAGGATCTGTTCGTCGATGGTCCCTTCCGTAATGATGTGGTAGATGATCACCGTTTCCGCTTTCTGTCCCTGCCGCCACAGCCGGGCGTTCGTCTGCTGATACATTTCCAGGCTCCATGTCAGCCCGAACCATACCAGCTGATTCCCGCCGGCCTGCAGGTTCAGCCCGTGCCCTGCGGACGCCGGATGGATCGCTGCCACCGGAATCCTTCCCGCGTTCCATTCCCGGAAATCTTCGCTTGTGCGCAGTTCGCGGATTTCCGGAAACCGCGTTTTGATCCGTTTCAGGTCGTGCCGGAACCAGTAGGCCAGCAGCAGCGGATTCCCATTCGCGCTTTCGATCAGGTCCTCCAGTGCATCCAGTTTCCGGTCATGGATCCGGACCGCTGTCCCGTCTTCGCTGTATACCGCCCCGTTGGCCATCTGCACCAGCTTGTTGCACAGTGATGCGGCATTCTTCGCGTCGATCCGCTCGGTGTTGATCTGCAGGATCATTTCCTCTTTCATCCTCTCGTACAGCGCCCGCTCCCCTGCATCCATCCGTACCGCGACCCGGTTGCAGAGGCATTCCGGCATCTGCAGGTGGTCCACGCTCTTCATGGATACCGTGATATCCCGGATCTTTTCCTCAATGGCCTCCGCCGCGCCCGGCAGCAGTTTCCAGGAATAAACCTGCCCGTTTCCCCACCGGTCCGGCGTGAAATACGTTTCCCGGTATATGCTCAGGTACCGCCCCAGCCGCTTCCCAAGATCCAGCAGCCGGTATTCCGCAAACAGGTCCATGTACCCGTTCGGCGCCGGCGTGCCGGTCAGTCCGACAATCCGTCTGATTTCCGGCCGGACCCGCATCAGGCTCCGGAACCGCTTTGCCTGCCAGTTCTTGAAGGAGGAAAGCTCGTCGATCACCACCATGTCCCAGTCAAAGGGAATTCCGCTTTGTTCAATCAGCCACGGGACGTTCTCCCGGTTGATAATGTGGATCCTGACATCCCTGTTCAGTGCTTTCCGCCGTTCCGCCGGCGGTCCGACCGACACCGCGTAAGTCAGGCCTTCCAGGTGGTCCCATTTCCGGATCTCCTCCGGCCATGTATCCCGCGCCACCCGCAGCGGCGCGATCACCAGGATTTTTTGTACTTCTCCCCGGGCGATCAGCTCCCGGATCGCCGTCAGCGTGATCACGCTCTTGCCCAGTCCCATCTGCAGCAGGACCGCCGCCACAGGATGGGTCAGGATAAATTCCGTCGCGCATCTCTGATAATCATGTGGAAAATATTTCATCGATTGTTTCACTGTCCTTTCTCTCATCAAATGATTTCCGCGGGTGTGCCGGTCGTGACGTTCACTGCAACAAACTTCCTTTTTGGGCTTTTTCCCTTTTTTCTCTATAAGGACTTTCATATATATGACTGTCATGACCGTCACTTTTCAGGCAAATCATGCCGGAAAGTCATTCTTCAATTTGAGTCCGATAATGTATCTGCCGGTATTCCTTTTTCGGCGCTCGAAGCCGGCGTTTTCCAGTTCGCGATAAAAGTCCGTTGTATTTCGTGTATATTCGCCGTTTCTCATGCAGAAAGCACGGTATTCCTGGTACAGTTCACCTGATTTCTGTTCCAGGTCGTCGCCGCAGTCGCAGCATTCTTCGATAAAGTGGGCAAGCCAGTCGTTCCCCTCGCGGTATTGATTGATGGCGTCCCTGACGCATTGGGGCGGGTTCAGTTTGAAACCGGCGTCGATGATCTTCCTGGCGCCTTCAATCACCCACGTCATAATGTACGGGCTGGCGTTTTCCACCAGATAGTCTGTGTAGTTTTTGATATCGCTTTTCCCCTGGATCTTCGCGTTGAAAGGAATCACAATCAGCCGCCGCCAGGTGCCGTCGTCGCTGGCGCCGACTTTTGGCAGGTGATTTGTATACAGCACCATCGTATGCGTCGGGATATATTTGAAGGGGTCCTTGTATTTCTTTTCCGCTTCGATTTCATCCGTGGAACAGAGCTGCTTCACAATGCTGGTGTTCAGTCTCATGCCTTCTTCCAGCTCTGCCGCGATAATCAGTCTCTTTCCCTTCAGTTCCGCCATTTCAGGTTTGACATTCCGCTTGCATCCGACGGTCAGCGTATCAGCGCTCAGCATCCCGCTGTAGTTGCCGAGCACCCGCGCCAGCGTGTTCCAGAATGTCGACTTACCGTTTGCCCCGTCACCGTAGGAAATGATGAGGGCTTCTGAAAACACCTTCCCGACCACGGCCAGCCCGGCAATGGTCTGCACATATTCGATCAGTTCCCGGTTCCCGCAGAATACCAGGTTCAGCGTCTCCAGCCAAATTGCTTTTCCTTCTTCGCCGGGGGACGCGTTGGTGCATTTGGTGATATAGTCGCCTGCGTCGTGTTCCTGCGCTCCCTCGAGCCCTTTCCGCAGGTCGTATGTGGCTTTCGGGGTGTTCAGCAGGAACGGGTTCGCGTCCAGCTGGTTGATATCCATCAGCACAAGGGGTTTTGCCTGGTTCAGGCTGGAGATGACGTATTTGTAATCGCGGTGCTTCATGACGAAACCGTAATACTGCTGTGCGGAAAGATAGGCCAGCAGCAGGCTGATCTGGTCCGCTCCGGAAGCGGCTTTGCTGAGCGTTTTCCCGCCCGCCATGATATCCTCCTGCGGCACGCCGCTGTCGATCAGCGCCTGTTTTGCCGCGGCCAGCTGGTCTTTTGCGTCCTGCAGCTGCAGGTCCAGAAACTCCATCATCGCTCCCACGGCCATCTGCCTGGATTCCTGCCAGTATATCCCGTTGTAGCGGAGCAGATCGGTGCTGTCCGTATAGCGCAGCTCATCGCCGTATTCCCGTGCGAGCACCTTGGCTTCGCCGATATCGGAATAATCCCCCGGCTTCAGGCTTTGGAATTCTGCCGTGTTGTATTCATCCGGCGGAATATAGTCGTCCTGTCTGCTGATTTTGTTTTCATACCAGCGGACGGCGCTGGCCCATATGCTGTCCAGTTCATCAGTCTCCAGCGGCGGTTCGCATTTCACCGCTTCATCGTCAAAGATTTCCCTTGCCTTCTCCGTGTCCCCGTAGCGGGTGATGACCCTGCCCGCAAACCGTGACATGGTTTTGTTCCGTGTTCCTTCAATAATGATGTTTCCCTGCCGCTCCGGTTCTCTTTCCCCGTCCGCTGCTGTGATTTCGACCTCGCTGTCGATGGTCAGCCAGCCTTCGTGCCAGATCGCCTCCCCGGTGTCCGCTCCGAAGATAAACCGGGCGGCATCCAGGGCGTTGTCGTCGAAAAAGGGGTATTTGCGGTAAATCGCGTTTTTGAGTGCAGCATAATATGCTGCGTCCTTTGTTTCCTCGATCTCAAAGTAAACATGAAACTTCGGCCTGGGTGCCTTTCCGTTCTTTTTTTTCATGTGGCTTCTGCTGAATGCAATGGCGTAACTCATGTCCGGCATCATTTCGTCAAGCTTTTCCGGCGTAATCCATTCAGCTTCGTTTTCCGTATGGTCGTTGTCGCAGTCCATCACAATGACGTTCGACCGGCGGAAGTTCTCTGTGCTCCGATAGTTGCCTTCGTATTCAGCGCATACATGGTCCGTCCTGACCGCTTCCCGCAGTTCTGCGGCGCTGCAGACTTCTTTCCGGTTCGGGTAAATGCAGTTTTTCGCATCGCCCGTCACATTGGCCGTCTGAAAAACAAGTCTCAT